CCCATATCGTAGCTGATGCCCCATTCATCCGGTTTTCTTCCGACTCCCAGATTATAGGTGCCATCCAGCAACCATGTTCCATTTAACCTCCGGACATTCCAGTAAGGCGAATCAAAACCGATTGTCATTTCCGTTACCGAGAAGACCTCTCCGATACTTGCCGAGTAGTCCAGCAGCAGAATTATTTTATACATCAGATGAGCCGGTACCCATTTATCCAAAAACTTTCGGACATCCGGCATATCGATATGCTGCAGCTCACTCACATCCAGAACAATCTCCGCAAGCAACTTCTCAGCATATCCGGTAACATCAACACCGGCTCCGGTTCTCTCTGACAGTTTATTTTCCAGCCATTCTTCATTGATCAGCTCCTCGTGGAGTAAGGATGCTCTCTGGCACATCTCATCAATGATCCGTTCTATTTCAGCCAGAATGATATCCTCGGCATTCAGGACATCATTCATCTGTCTCATATTGCGGACTCTTGCTGGAAGCATTTGGCTGTTATTCAGTGACATTGACCGTCAGCTCCTGCAGAGCAAAATACTTGTTGTATTCTGCAGTAATGGAATCCTGAGCTCCGTTGACCTTCAGGATTCCCACTTCCTTCACACCATCCACTCCACTGATGATGTTACTGATTTTATAGTAGTTCAAAGACACTGTTCCGCTTTGGAAAGCGATCTGAGTGAAATACTCCTCGATCTTGCTCCTGATCTGCGTTTTCACGGTCTCTTCTGTGTAACCGGACATTTTCACAACGCTGCATAAAATAACAATCGGAATGCTCTCCGCAGCATCCACAACCGGATCAGCTCCAACCGGACGCATACTGTTTATGTATTCCTGGACAAATGCAATCTGTTCTTCCGTTGGTGGCTTGGCATCCACTGTAAGAATCGCAATCGACACAAGCCCGGTTCCATCCCTTGGTGTGTCCACCTTTGCATTTCCCACAATGACATTACCCTCTGCATCCGTGGCTTCCTTTGCCCATCTCACATAATGCCTCTCGTTTCCGCTGGTACCCATATCCTCCTCTTTGTCTGTCAGGGTATTCATCAGAGGAACAATCCTCATGGCATCAAGCCGGGCAAGCTCCTCAGCCACCGCCTGAAGATTATCCATTGAGAAGCTGCCTTCCATCTTGGTATCCTCATTTTTCAACGCAGCCTTCATCCTTGCCAGTATTCCTTCAGCACTAAAATCCATTACACTCTCACCTCCCTCACCGGAACCAGAATTGTGTTTGAACCATAAATGCTGGTGCAGTCAAAACTCACCGTCATCCCGGTAGAAGTATTTTCAAAAATAAAATTATCCAAACGCTTTATATATGGATTGACCATAAGAGCTTCAATGATAAAGCGTTCAATTTCCAGTTTGACAATCTCCACGTTCATGGAGTGTCCGATTACCTGATCCTGAATTTCTGAGCCAAATGCAAAGGAATATGCGGTATAATGACATCGCTCCGTGAACAGGGCTTTAAATATCCAGATGCGGAGTGCTTCATTTCCCTCCACCATGTAGGTGCGTCCTCCCTCATCCAGAAGCAGCTCGTTCTTTTCGAAGTCATAAGCATATTCCTTCAACATTGGCAGTTCGTCATTCGTCTCAGTGCTTGTGCTTGTTGAATCAATAAAAGGAAAAATACTCATGCCTTAACCGCCTTTCCTGCTATATAAAAAGAGGATCCGGTTATATGCACCACAACCGTGTCCCCTTTCTTAAGCACATACTTCTCGTGAAACTCTTTCAGGAACTCATAAGCCTCCTGCGGTTCAAAAGGTGTAATAAATGGCTTTTTGATGTCCTCGCCACTATCCGAAGCATTCAGCATCAGTGCCGGATTGATGTAAAGGTTCTTTGTGATAGTTGTATTGTGCATCTTGATTGTCAGTGGTTTTACCGACAACACATCCGCCATATAGGTACCATCCACTCCATCAGCACTATTGGAACCACCAGTTCCCTTTCTGATTGCCTCGACCATTTCCACAATATTTCTGTTTGTCGACACCTTTCCACCTCCTGCCTTTATGCAGTCTCTTCAATCTCCCTTTCATCCATAAGGTTCTCAAAGGCAAGTGTCAGATCCATCTGAGCCTTACCGCACGAAAAGGTATGTGTGTCACTTTCAATGTAAAACTGTCCATAAAGCCCGGTGTCAGTTTCCTGCACAATGATTGAGTATCCTGATACCGCACGGAAATCATTTGGAACTCCGGACACGGTTGCCGAGGACTCCACTGTTACCAGCATCTTCTTGGCTTGTGTTGTAGCATCCTCTCCATCATTCTGTTTCAGCACTCTCTGCACCAAACCATACTTCTGGATCGAGGCTGCATCCTCCACCGTCTTTATGACATTGTTGTTTTTATCTGTTATTAAAACCCTATTAACGAGCTTTTGAAGGGTGCTTTTATAGGTTGCTTCAATCAGGTTGTAATCCCCGGTCATAACCGCCCCACAAAGCGTCCCCTTCTCCAAAACACTCACTTTGTTAATATTGGTCATCAGCGGAATATACTTGCTGCCATTCTGCTTTGCTGCAGCTGTGTATGCCATCATAATGGCTTCATAGGCTTTCTTGCCAAAGCATGGCATAGAAGATATATTCACTCCCGTTGCAGCCATCGTTCCGCTTTCAATTCCGAGTTCTGTGCAGATCCCCGGAACAATCGTTTCCGGAGTTCCTTCAAATATTTTGTTGACATCTGAATTATTGATATAGAACATTAAATCGTATGCCAGATAAGTTTCCACCTTGGAACTGGCACTCTTGTCAATGTCAAAAATAATGCCTCCAAAGACATCCTTCCCACTGTCATCCTGCATGATGATTTCTGCACCCTCGTCAATGACAACCGTGGGAAAGTCTTTGTCCTTCTTATTCTTCGCAATTGTGAATTGAATTGTACGTGCGACCTGCTTTGTGTCACCAGACCACTTGATCTGCTCGATCAGTTCGCTGATATCTTTTCCTACAGTCAGTAATTTCATCTCAACACCACCTATGCCGGAATTGTGTACACATCGCCCGGATAAATCCAGTGTCCATTATCAGAACTGGACTTTCCATGCTTTTTAGCACTTGCCTCAATTGTTCCATTGTTTGCATTATAAATTTTAGGATATGAACTTCCATTTCCGTATTTCTGTTTTGATATCCCCCAGAGTGTATCTCCTCCAACCACTGTATAAGATCCACCTGCAGCTGCAGGTGCAGGTCTCGACAAAAGACCATTATTCCGTACTTTCGTTGTAATCTGAACAGATGGAACATTCAATGTCCGGTACTCGGAAAATGAAATGGTATAGTAAATATCCCCATCACCTTCCCTCATAGAGTAGGTAAAATCATCAATCAGCATTGCGAGGTTGATTTTCATATCGCTTATGATTACCCTGACCACTGCTTTTGTGGTTTTCCATTCCTGAAGCATCGCTACATATTTGTCAGGCTTCTTTTTCGCATTCTTATAAAATGGAGACTTCTCCGAAGGGAAGAAGCTCGACAGCTTTGTGTACTTAAGCCCTCGCTCTCCCTTCAGATTGGCTTCTCCTATGTTTAGAAGGGTTATCGCCTGATTCAACTGTTTTTCTGTGAATTCCACAGAAGGAGGATTGATTGGCAGCTCGATAACTTCTTTCCTGTTGTTTACGCTTAATTCAATTACTCTGGTTTTCATCAGACCACCTCCTAACCCATGTTTACAACTACTTCCACGACTTTCTTTGCAACCTTGTCGGCAATTTCATCAATATCCGCATCCTCACGGACAATGATCTCATCTGCCAGTTTTGCAATGGCAACCGTCACGCTGCCAATAAATCCTTTTGCAGTCCCTTTGGTCTTTCCTGAACCCGGAACTTCAAGACCGCTTTCTTTCCCCTTGATTCTGTCCATCAGCTGCTTCAGGTTCTCATCGATGCTTGTCAGTATCATCATGATTGGAGTCAGATCCTGACCGCCACCGGATAAAACTGTATTCTGCATGATGTTGGCAGTGCTGTCTTTTACAACTCCACTGCCCTGCTTCGTCAGGGAAACGCTCTCTTTGTGTGGAAGAATTCTGGAACCTCTTGGCAAATCAACAAGCTCGGCACCTTTCTCGCCAACCCATGTCAAACCGCCCTTCCAGTTATTATCTCCTTCAGCGTTTTCTCCAACAGTTCCGGAATCTCCTCCAGAACCGGTTATCGCATCTGCTACAGAACCAAACCATCCTGCAATCTTTCCGATAACGCTGCCGATTCCTTCCACCAGTGGCTTTACGATTCCCCACACAGTTTCGATAATTGACTGGATGCCAGGGAATACCTTTTGAACCACGCCAAATAAAATCTCAAATACGCTTATTACAATGTCAATTACTGGAGAAATTACTCCCCAAGCTGTGCTGATGATGTCCCCAATCAATGGAGCCACCGTTCCGATGACTTCCTGAATAAAACCCATCCTCTCACCGACAAATGAAATGACACTTCCAACTTTTTCTCCGATTTCAGAGAAAATCGTACTGAATACCGGAGCCAGTGCAGAAACCACAGTTCCAATACCTTGTACTAGACCGGCAATGACTGGAGCTGCCTGACCGATGATGTTTCCTATCGTGGAAACCACCGTTTGGATTACTGGGAGAATTACCGGTAGCATCATCTGTACAGTGGAAATAATGCTTGTTAGAGCCGGTACGCACGCACTGACTACCTGCTGGATGGTAGTAGTCATACCGCTACCAAATGAGACAAGCTGCGGAATCAGCGGTGCAAACCCGGCAGTCAGAGACCCAAGCGTGGAAACCACACTCTTAATTCCTGAAATAAATTCCGGTACAACTGTAATGGCAGCATTGAATCCGTTTTCAATTACAGGAGCCATTGAAGGGAACATTTCCTTAAGCCCGTCCTTCAATCCGACCACTATATCTCTTCCAAGCGTCTTGATTTTCGGTACCGCTTTTTTAACCCCTGTTTTAACCACGCTTGGCAGTGATGAGAATACACGTCCAATCATCGGAACCGCATTATCGAATAAGAATGTCGACGCACTATCCACCAACTGTTCCATTGATCCGGTTATATCTCCGCCAATCGCCATATTTCCAAGAACGTTCTTTGCTGCTGCCTTCATCGCTGAGAACGAACCACTAAAGGTCTGTCCGGCTTCTTTTGCGGTTGTTCCGGTTACTCCGAGTTCATTCTGAATCACATGAATAGCACTGTAAACATCAGACAAGTTGCTGATATCATACTTAACACCTGATATCTTGCTGGCATCCTGAAGCAGTCTCTGCATTTCTTCCTGCGTACCGCCATATCCCAACTTAAGATTATCCAGCATCGTGTAATTCTGCTTTGCAAATCCCTGATACGCATTCTGGATAGACTCCATGTCGGTGCCAAATTTGTTTGCGTTGTCTGCCATGTCAATCATAGCCATATCAGCAACTTCTGCAGCCTTAGCGGTATCACCACCTAAGCTGCTCAAAAGTGATGCAGAAAAACTTGTGACCTGTGACATATACTCATTGGCAGATAGACCGGCTGTCTTAAACGCTGCATCCGCATTGGCTTTAACAACACTAGCATTCTCCTTGAACAATGTTTCCACGCCACCAATGCTCTGCTCCAGTGCAGCTCCCTCCATTACAGCACCGCCAACCACCGCTGTTGCTACAATCGTTACTGGAATAGCCACGGTTGCTGCCAAGGTCTTGAGTTTGCCACTGATAGCAGATATTCCACTTGCTGTGGCATCCTTCAGCCTTACTATCGGGGAAAAAATCTTCCCACCTAATGCTTTCAGCTTCCCAGTTATCTTTGTGACTTTAGAAGTGATTGCATCTTTCAATTTAATAACGGGTGTGGTTACTTTTTTCGCCACCCCCGTTAATGCATTTTTTATTGATTTTACTTTTGATGTGGCAGAATCCTTTATCTTAATGACCGGAGTTGCCACCTTTTTTCCAACCGTCTTAATTCCATTGCTGACTTTTGTTATTGTCGCACTGGCTGCATCCTTCGCCTTAATGACTGGGGATATTACTGTTTTTCCTAACTGCTTTACCTTTCCGGTTAGCCCATCCGTCTTTCTTGTTGCCGATTCGGTATTGATCTTAGCAGTGTAAGTTTTATCCCAAGCACGCTGTAGCTCTTTCCTCGTTTCAGCTGCATCTTTCCGGAGGGCGGTCTGTTCTTGTCGGATGCTCTTTAGCACAGAGCTGGCATTATCCCGGATGGAAATACTTCCTACAACACTCATTTAGCCACCTCCACCTCCCGAAAACAGCTGCTCACGTTCTTCAATGCTCTTTAACATCGATGCATAATAGAAACATTTTTCTTCCACCCCAAGCTGGAGCAGATACTCCAGCTTGAAGCCTTTTTGAATATAATAATGCAGGAAATAACACTCACCGTCTTGGTCTATGAGTTTTTTTGTTCTTCAACAACCGTCACTTTTTTACTTCCGATCACACCGGACAATTTCATAATTTCCGTAGCAATGGATGTAATCTCATTCATCTCGAAAATATCAACCACTTCCGGATAGGTCTTGATCTCGCCCTGATCCTTTAATTCCATTGCGACCGCCCTTAAATCAGGCTCAACAACTGCCAGATAAATACAATACTTATCAGATGCGTTCGGATCTTGCTTATCATCAATCTCCGTGCATTCCACAATTTCCGGATAGTTCAGGTTCCGGATCTTGATGTTCTGGTCAATGCTCGGAACATATAAAGTCTCGTACTTTGTAACCTTTTTATCCTTTAATCTCTGAACAGCCTTCGCTGTAAAGGCTTTGAAAATATCTTCTTTCTTTTTTTCCATAGCAACCTCCTACGCAACAGCATCCAAATTCTGCAGATCAGAAGGTGTGAATCCGATAGAAACTTCTTCCTCGATAATTCCACCCTTCTCCCAGTTCACAACCGGAATCTCATTGTGCCATACATTATCACAAGCCCAGCGTTCGATCTGACCTCCAACAGCATCAGGATCCGCCAGCTTCGCAATAACCTCTGCACGGACATCCATGCCCTTTTTCCAGTTCTCCAAGATTTCCTTTGCTCTGGTATATACCTTTTTCACGGTATAAGAACCTTCGCCCTTCAGACCGGTAATCTTGCTGTCCACATCAATTCCCATCTGCACATCCTCACGGTTAGCAGTTACTTTCATTTCAATTTTGGAGAATTCAAAAATCTTCTCTCCGTTGATCCAGAGTTCTCCCCATGTTCCGGAGAGAGTCTTATTACCTCTGATAACTTCCATATCCGTTTACCTCCTACATATTGACATTCATTTTCAGATCTTCCATTGCGTTTACAAACTTTACATTGCTAGCGATAAATACCTTTGTTCCGGTGTTAGCTTTAGCAACTGCAATATCATCCATCTCGGAAGTATCCATTCCTCTGCTCTCCAGATAAGTACGCTGTGCATCGATATCAATCGCCACCACATTATCATAGGATTTATCCAGCACATTGCCGAGTAGCCCTTTGTGGTAAGCACCAATGGCAGCCACGAGCATCTGCTTTCCATCGTAGTCATTGATGATCTTGCCGACATAGCTTTCCTCATAGGTTTCCCTGATGTCATCCATGTATAAGTCCATTCCTTCTACAATCTTGATAAAACGGACATCCTCTGTCTTTTCTGTCGTGAAACTGACAAGGCTGTTCACGCCTCGCCCAATCTTGTACTTCCTTCCATCAAAGACAATGACCAGCTCACCAGCATTGATACGATCATCCGGATCGTCCGGAGTTTCTGCTTCAGAAATATCGTCCAATACATAATATGTGCTGCTTCTTGCAAGGGAAAGCCCTGCAAGTACCCCGGCAATTCTCGCACAATACTCAGCTGCAGTATGCTTTGCGCCGGTAATGGTCGTGGAGATATTCTCTGTTGTGAGATTGATGATTCCTTCATGATCTCCCTTACAGTGTGCCAGAACCGCCTTGAAGGTCTTTCTCTCATCATCACGGTACTGCTTGATCCACGCTGAGATTGTTGTTGTATCAGTAGAACCAAGACCGGGAATGGTAAGGTAGTTCCATTTCAGATCTTTCAGCTTCTTAAGTTCAGCATTGTACCCTTCTGCATTTTCTGCTCTGCGGATTGTAATGACAGTAGACGGAGCTCCAGCGAACACCAGCTTCAAATAGTTGTAGTTCTGCTCTGTCCAGTTCTGAAAATCAACCTCATCCACCTTCTTGTAAATATTCAAGTCTTTTCCACCTTCGGTACCGTCCGTGAGAATCATGGCAACGATACCCCTTGCACTTCTTTCAATGGCAGACACTGCTTTTCCACTGAAAATCATGCTAAAACTCGGTAATCCTAAACTCATTTAAATCACACTCCTTTTCTAATAGCCACTTCCAGCTCTCCCATCGGTTCAAACTCATTCGTCTGCTCCCGTGCCTGACGGAAGTTTATGGTAAAACTGTAATGCAGCACATGGTCTGATACTTTCATATTGGCATCATTGATGGTTATGTTCCTGTCTCCAAAACTGAACACCGGGCGGACAACCGCATCAATCTCTGCCCCTTTAATCAAATAGGCGGTATTGCTCTCGCTTTTCTCGTGGTAAGCAATATCAACCAACACTCCCATATCCGTAAAAAATCTGTCGACTGTCTCGTTCCCATTCGGGATGATATCTACGAAGTAATAGGTTTCTGGTTCATCAAGCCCATGCTTTTCTTCCGTGCCTTTTATTTCCTCGTAAAAGACATCGGTATCCGGATCAATCCCTTTCAGCAATGCTGTGATTGCATTTTTTATCTGGATAATCGGATGTTCCATAGTCCACCTCCTAAAGTTCATGAGTATTCAGAAAGTCATTCATCCACTCCCGGAGATAACCGGGAAGGTGTTTCTGCACTTCCTGAAGGGAAAGCTCCATCATGTGGGCTCCTTTTACAAAGCCCTTTCCACCTCTTGTCTGGTGTCCATATTCCACCGGCTCGACATACTCCACGTTGTTATAGACCTCGATGTAATATTCATTGCCTCGCTTTTCTATACTCCCAACGTGCCACTCATTCCGCAAGTGTCCAGTCTTAACCGGAGTGTTATCCTTGACCTTTCCCTGAAGCTGAACCGCCAAATCAATAACCATCTCCCGGAACTCAGCCGGGTACTGGCTCTCTATGGCTTGTGAGAGTCGTTTCTCCCATTCTTCCAGCCCCTCCAGCTTATACTCAGTATTAAACAGTTTCCTTGTCCAACTTGACCGGGATATTATTATGAGACTTCATGCACTCAGGAAAACCTGCAACCGCTTCAATTTTCTTTCCAAAGTGCGTGATCACAAGGAAATCATTGGTCTGGATATCAACTTCCGGACGGGTAAACAGACAAAAAGTTGTTTCCGTCTTCGCAGTAGATTTCGATTGCTGCAGCTTTCCACCTGTATGTGTAGACAATGCGCATTCCACATCTTCATACACAACTTTTCCATCCAGACCGCTTTTAAAAACGCTTTCTCCACCCGGAAGGGTATCTTTGAAAGCTCTGTAAACGGTCACGGTATCTTCGTATGTTGTTGCAAGGATATCAGCTTCTGTCATTTTGCTAAATCCTTCGGCAGATTTATTTTTTTAAAACGGTTAAGGGATTTTTCATAGTTCTTCATAAAATCAACAGTGGCTTTCTGATTACCACTTCCGTCACGATAAGAAATGGCGGTATCACCACGATTGATACTCGCCACTTCCTTCTCGCCGGTCTTTACCAGATCAGCCTTCAACATATCTTCAGCAATCTGTGCTGCAGTGCTGAGAAGCTGCTCCGGCAGATCTTCACGGTTGCAATAAATCAGGATCTTATCCACTGCCCTTTTGACATACCTTCTGGCTGACCGTTCTTCCGTTTCTGACATCTTCATGCTGTCCATCACTTCCGCTACCAACCAGTCCTCCTGCTCCTTTGTCATGGCAGTTCCTCCTTATTTTTTCTCTGCAGCCTTATTTTTCTTCAAAGCAGCCTCCAGCTGTTCCTTCGTGCCAGAAAGTTCAGCTTCCAGAGTAGCGATCTTTTTATCAGCTTCTTCTGCGTATTTAGAAGCCTCCTCCAGCTTTTCTTTCGTTGAAGTCAACTCCTTTTCCAATTCTCCCCTTCTAGCATCCGACGCTTCAATGACTTTTCCTGCTTTTAAAAGCTGCTCTTTCAATTCATTGATCACAGCTTCAGATGCGGCATTACTTTCTGTTTTATTCGTAACTGTTCCATCTGTTCTGACAAACCCCTTGGCTTCCAGAGCCTTGGCTTTGTCCTCGGAATCAACACGCTTCACTACATTCGCTCTCTTTAATTCGATCTCGCTCATGGTCTACTCCTTTCCCCCTAGGCTAATTCTTCTTTCACATTAACAAAGCACTGTTCCACCTTACGAGCAGGAATCCAGATATCGTGGAACTTACGATAATCCATCGCCCATGCTCTTGCCTTCTGGTTGGTTTCCGGATCAAAAATTCTCATTTTATCCGTCTTGGACACTGCAATAGGTGCCTTTCTCGGAGTGATGATCCAGTTGATGCTCTTGCTGTTTTCAGTAGGAGCAAAACCACCAGCTTCCTGACCGGAAGTCACGCCATCCTTGAAAAGGTACTCCGTCTTCATTCTGTCGGAGCTTACCGGGATTAAAGGATGGATACCATCCAAGCTGCGAACCTTAAGAGTTACATCTCCCTGCTTGAAATCGGTTATATCCAGCTTCTTTGAGAGCTTTTCGGACATGCTTAAGATTGCTGCTACCATGGAATCAATGGTGATAACCAGCGGTGTGTTCTGTCCAACGATCGCCTGAACAGCTGCAATATCATAGTAAAGTTCCTGAAGAATGGTTGCTTCATCAGCGGTATAGCCTCCGGATGCCTTGCCCTTCTTGATACACGCTGCAGCGATGGTACTGTAACGATATGCATCAATCTCAGGAACAACCTTGGTTCTCTGGAACTCGCCCATAACAGTGGATGCAGTCAATACAAAATTTGTCTCATCCACATCGTTCTCATCAAAACTGAAAGAGCGTCCTCTGTCCTGAGTCATCTTCTTGGTTTCATACTGGAAATTCACGCTGCCCTGCACAAATCCATTGGTGCGATCATAATCAGCCATTCCGTCCATATCGAGACTCGGAATCTTGACCTCCGCACCACCGGTGTACTTAACCAACTTCTCATTTACTTCCATCCAACCGGAAGTAGCCTGCTCCACTGCAGCCTTGTCTAACTCGCTCTGAATAATTGTTGCGGTTTCAATGGTATTCATTTACTTTCTCCTCCTTATAATCCTCTGACATTTCTTGCGATCTGGTCTCTTAACAGATTTTCAGCAGAAGCTGCTCCGCCGAGTCCTTCCGGTGTCTTACCCTTCAACCGGGACTGGATTGCCACTGCCAGACTGTCCTTAAAAACCTTTGTGGTATTCTTCAGGGTTTCTTCCATGCGCTCCTTGCTGGAATAGTCAAGCACATCTGCAAGACCAACCGGGAATCCATCCGTTTCCAGAGATTTAGTCGCACTCTCTCTCAGCTCTTTCTGC